TGTTGGTTTCGTTGACTTCCGTTGCGCCTCGTTGGCTCTCGTTGACATCCGTTGACATTCGTTTGTCTGCGCTTGCCTTTCCCGCTTTGCGTCTTTGCTCGACGATCAATTCATAGCTTTCCTTGAATCGATCTTCTTGCATCATGACGCGCGCGGCGTAGAATCGCTCATTCCCGGAGAGCTTGATCGGTTTTCCATCCCTGCTGTATTCCATCAGGGCCATGCACAACCGACCTACCTCTGCCTCTTTGAGTTCCTTCCACTCCTCAAGGTAGTCATAGAGGAGTGCGGCATAATTCCGCGCCATTACAGATAATTCCTCCCGAATGTTTTGATGAATTCCTCCCGGCTTCTGCCGGTTTGTGCTTCCCATGCCTCCTGACATTCGACCTTGATCCTGTTGTCCAGTTCATGGTTCTGATGGACTCCTGTGCGCCTCATGTTGTGATGATCCGCGCAGAGCCATACCCAACAGCCTTCCCGGTCGCTGATCTGCCTTCGGCCTGTCCCGCCGTACACATGATGCTTGTGCAGGTTCAGGGGCGTGCCGCAGACATAACACTCTTTGCTATGGCTAAGTAGAGAGTCCGCCGGAACCCCACTCCCTTCCGATCTGATTCTCAATCAGGCGGATCTGTAGCTTGAGGCTGTTGATCGCCTCCTGATTGGCCCTGTAGATCGTCTCCGCTACATCCCGCCGGAACCTCGCTTCCGCGACGGAGGGTATGCCATAGCAGACCTTGTCTATCATGCCGATTGCCATGCCCTCGTCGCGTAGTTTGAGGCATTCCGTCCGAAGAAGAACCTTGTAGTCTCTCTCCGCCTGTGCGTACTCCTTGCCAGTCTTGCGGAGCTGAAGGACGCTGACATCGAGCTGCTTCCGCTTCTGTTGGAGTTCCGAGATGAGATCATCCATCAGAAGGGAACCTCTACGGACTCAGGAAGCTCGTTGAAGTCTTGGTCTCGCTTGCTGTCACCGAAGTAGACGCTGTCGGCAACGACCTCCGCGCTCCTGCGCTTGGCTCCGGCCTTGTCCGTCCACTCTCTGATCTGAAGCCGTCCGGAGACGATGATCATGCGACCCTTGGAAAAGTAATCGTGGACGAATTCGGCGGTCTTTCTGAAAGCGACGATGTCGACGAAGTCCGTTCCACGCTCGGCTCCTGCCGCTACATAGTCCCGATCACAGGAAATCGAGAAGGAGACGGTGCTTACGCCGTTCTGCGTCTGCCGGAGTTCCGGGTCGCGCGTCAGGCGGCCCATGATGATGATGTGATTTAACATAAAGCCTCCATGTAATTTTCAATGATTTCCCGCGCCAGTTCCTCGTTGACCGGGATCTCCGTCATTGTTTTTACCGTTCCACGCAGATGCAGGGCATAGAGTTTGTCCCATCTCACGCCGTAGGTCTGCTCAAAGCCGATCCTGTACAGATTGAGCTGCGCCTCCAAGTAGTCCTTGTCGAGCCGTGAGGTGGTCTTGATGTCCGCGCCGCACTTGTTGCCGCCCATCTCAATGGCGAGGTCGGTCGTTCCTGCCGCGACAGCTTCACCGTCTGCAAAGATGATGACCGGCATCTCGTTTCCCCTGACGCGGAAGCCGTAGTCCTCTTGAAGCGATTTGAAGCCGGACATCTCCGGGATGTAAGCCTCCCAGCCTGTGCGGCAGAATCGCTCAATCGCCGCGTGGATCTGAGTCCCACGCTCCGCCGCCGCCCGGAGTACGTCAGGACGGACGCCTGCGTACTTGCCGGGGAAGCGATTCTGAAGCAGAGTTGTAACGGACGGAACCTCGATGCCGTCCACGGCGTAGGTGTGTGTTTCGTGGTCGAACTCAAGGCATCTGCCCGACAGATACGTCGCCTCAACCATTGGCCTTCAGTTTCCCGATCAGCTCGGAAGCCTTGGACATCGGCAAATCCTCGATCTTGAAGATGCCGTTCAATTTCAGCAGTTTGTCGAGGTTCTCGCCGGTATAAACGCGGGACAGGATCTCGACCTGCTTCGGTGTGGCCTTGCGCGTGACCTTGTTGTTCATCTCCGCGTCTGGACTCTCCGTCTCAGGATCGTCGCCTGTCGCCACAAGGAAGGTGTCCGCCAAGAAATATTTGAGCGCTCCCGTGTATGCTTTATACCCGGCCTTGTCGCCCTTGTCCATGCCCTCTCCTGTGATCTCCGTCTCTTCCCAAAAGCCTGTCTCCGCGTCCGTCAGGGAGAAGCGCAGGTGTGGCATCCTGCCGTTGGCCTGTTTTTCCGATCCTTCAAAGGTATCATAGGACAGCTCCGTGAAGGCCAGCTCCAAGCCGTAGACCGGGAGCAGCTCCGTGAACAGCATCTTGTACTGAGCCTCGGAGAAGTACTTGTATCTGTCGAAGGTGTTGTTCCCTTCACGCTTGAGGACTCCCTTTTCCTTTAGGGCAAGCCGGAGGCCGTTCTTCTTCTTTTGGAGCTTCGCGTTCAACTCCATGTATTTGTCCGCGCCCAACGCGGTGAATAGCGTTTGATTCATATTTCCTCCTCTACATTCACCGCGTCGATCTCACGGGTGCAGCAGTCGCAGCCGATGATCTCGCCGAGGTAGTTGATGATGAATTTCTGAGCCTCGTCTCCGCACACCGGGCAGATCGGCATCGCCTTCTCCTGCGGATCACGCATCGGCTTCGACCTCCTCCCAAGTGAAGCGGCCCTTGCCGCTGTTCCGCCATTGTCCGATGCCGGACAGTTCACCGTAGTCGAGCCATTCCTTGACGATGGCCTCGTTTGCGGCGTTTCCAAGGCCGATCTCAAAGGTCATCGTCGCGCCTGCTGGGATCTGTTCCGACGATGCGAGTGCCACGCGCTCACCCTGTGCCGTCTGCGCCCGGAGCGGACGCTGGCATTCCTCGATGCGCTCCACATTCTCAAACGCGACCCGGCGCGGGAAAACGAAGATGCCTCCGTCGATCTCCTTCTTAAAGGCCCGCATCTTCGCGCTCTTGGAGGAGGGGAACCGCTTCAGAAATCCGCAGGCTCCCTTGAAGAAGCCGCGAATCTGATAGTCCCACAAGAACGGTCTGCCGTCATCGTCGCGGGGGAACACCGTCATGCCCTTCTGAATCTCGTCGTTCACGTCGAAGCTGTCGAGTTCTTCCTCGACCTTCCCCGCGTCAGGAGCCTTGCCCGCGATGAATTCGGCATACAGATCCTCATTGTTCGGCATCGTGCCGAGAACCGGCTCCGTGAACGTGAGTCTCACCTTGAATTTCTTTTCGAGCTTGATCATTTTTGTTTCTCCTTCATTTTTGATTTTGTTTTTCGGTTTCTTTGCTAAACTATTCGTTTCATAGCCTTTGCGATTCCAATCCGCGCCCCGCGTCTCCTCGCCTTTGCCAATCGGCTCCTTGCCATGCCGTCGCAAAGCATATCGTAGCAGTACCGTTCCGTCGCTTGACTCATCACCGCCATAGCATTTCTAACCTTTTCACAGCCATTGCGAGGCCAAACGCAGCTTTGCCCTTGGATTGCTTTACTTATCCGATGCTATGCTCCGCCTGTGCATTTCTCGCCAACTCCGCGCCCTTGCGATTCATTGCATTGCTCTGCTGTGCCGTTGCGCCACTTTTCTGCTCTGGGCCATGCCGTTGATTCGCCGTGCGCGTCAAATCGACGCCTTTGCCTTGCTGTGATACGCCATAGCATAGCCACGCTAAACAATGCCTCGGCAGATCAATGCAGTACCGTAGCTAAGCGGGGCTGTTCAAGGCTATTCCTCCGCGATGGTGTACAGGCCGTATTTTTTTGGGCTTCCGTCTTTGCCCCGGTAGTAGTGCATGGTGCAGGTGATCTTGTGGCCCGCGTCTTTGAGATCCTTGATCCGGCGGGGCAGGTGTACGATGGGAGGATTCAGCCGTGCAGCCTCCAGCGAGGTGAGCGGCCCGCCCTTGAGCAGGGCGAGGACTCTTGCGCATTGGCTCTCCATCACATCAGCCCCCACAGCCGGAAGGCCGCGCTCATCAGAGCCAACCCTCCGCAGATCAGCCCGATCATGACCACCGTTCCGGCGATCATCAGCGCCAGCCATTGTCTGTTTGTCATGTGGTTCCTCCTTACTTGACCGTTACTTGACCGTTACTTTATCAGTACGGATACTTGATCTTCCCGCGCAGCTCCTCAATCGGTATTTGTAGATACCGCGCGAGATGCAGGACATCCGGCATATACCGGATCGGGTCTTTGCGAATTTCGTAGATTTTCGGCCTTGAGCATCCCAAGACCTCTGCCATTTTTACCGAGCTGACCCTCTGGACAGCCGCCGCGCCGAAGATCAGCTCGGCAAGCTCATTCCGGGGTTGTTTCAGTCTCGGCATACTCACCTCGGACGAGATCGTCCACCTTGCAGCCGTAGAAATCCGCGAGCTTGAAGCAGGTCAGCATCCGGGGCTTCATCTTTCCGCTCTCCCATTGAGAGACAGCGGAACACGTCACCCCGACCGCTTCGGCGGCTTCGGCCTGCGTCTTTCCGGCCTTTTTTCGTTCTTCCAGAAACATGGCATCCTCCTTCTCACATTAAGTTTTACTTGACATGAGCGGGGTAATGGTTTATACTGAATATGCGACTATACAGGTTAACCAAGGCCCGCGCTCATGTGGGGGCTGGCGTTAGCTTTGCCCTTCGCCCTTATTGTACATTAACCATCGGTTAATGTCAAGAACTTTTTTTAACTTTCGATAAATATTTTTTGGAGGCGTTTTTCATGGAGATCGTTAACCAGAAGACAGCAGACAGAAACGCCCCGATTCTGGAGCGCATCGAGGCCCTGCGGAAAGAGCGGGGGATGACAAAGACCGCCCTGTACAAGATGATGAACGTGTCCGCTGTCGCCGCGACCCATTGGAGGAGCGGGAAGAACAAGATCTCCGAGAAGTCTATCGAACTCGCTGCGTCGGGGTTCGGCGTTGACCCGATCTGGCTCCTGACCGGAACAAAAAACGCCGCCACCCCGGAGGATGACGGCGAAATGCAGGAGGCTATTCGGTTGTTTCGGGTGGCTCCGCAGGAGATTCGGGCTGCGGTCGTGCAGCTCTTAAAAGCCGCAGAACGTCAGGCAGAAGCTCCGGGTGCTTCCTCAAAAGGGTGATGAACTCATCTTCGGTCATGTGACTCCCTCCTCGTGTGTGTTCCATGACCAAATGATACCGTAGGAAACGTCCGATAAAACGGATGTTTCGAATATATGTTCGAAAATGGAGGATTCAGAAATGGTTTGCCCGAAATGCAAAAGCGAGAACGTCAACGCGCAGGTCATCAACGAGGTTCAGATCAAGAACAAGCATCACGGCTTCTTCTGGTGGATCCTGATCGGCTGGTGGTGGGTTCCAATCAAGTGGCTCGTCTTCACGATCCCCGCTCTCATCATCAAGATTTTCGGCGGCAAAAAGCAGAAGGCCGTCAATAAGCAGAAAACCGTCTGCGTCTGTCAGGATTGCGGATACCGCTGGGAGATCAAATGAAGATCCCGAAAGCGCGGAAGCTCCCCTCCGGGTCTTGGTTCGTCCGGCTCCGGCTCGGTTGGGAGGACATCTGCATCACCGAATCGTCGGAGAAAAAAGCCATAGACCAAGCGCGCCTCATCAAGGCCGAATACAAGGCCGGAGTCCGGCAGGCGCACGATAAGGAAACGCGCACCGTCCGTCAGGTGTGTGAAGCCTATCTGAACAGCCGAAGAGCCGTCCTGTCGCCGTCAACCGTCAGGGGTTACTCCACGATCCTGCGTGCAAGGTTTCAGGCCGTCATGGAGCGTCCTGCGTCTCAGGTAAAGGACTGGCAAAAGGTGATCTCCGCAGAGTCGCAGAACTGCTCTGCAAAAACCATCAAAAACGCATGGGGATTTGTCTCAGCCGCTCTGAAGGACGCGGGGATCCCGGTTCCGTCCGTCCGGCTTCCGCAGGTGGTGTCGGAGGAAAGGCCGTGGCTGGACTTCGACCAGATCAGGGTCTTTCTTGAGGCCGTCAAGAAAGAACCGTGCGAGCTTCCTGCGCTTCTGGCCCTGCATGGACTTAGGCGGTCGGAAGTATACGGCCTGACATGGAAGGATGTCGACCTAAAGAACGGCCTCCTGCGCGTCCGTGGCTCCCTTGTGATCGACGAGAATTTCCATCCTGTGGCGAAGCCGACGAACAAGACGGCCTCATCCCGGAGAGATGTGCCGATCATGATCCCAAGACTCACGGAATTGCTGAAAGTGGGGAATGGCGCGACACGGGTCTGCACCGACGCGATGAACAGCGTCAACAAGCGGATCAATACCGTCTGCCGGAAGGCCGGTCTGCCGGAGGTCGGGATCCACGGACTTCGTCACAGCTTCGCGTCTCTGGCTTACCATGTGGGAGTCGGCGAGCTGGAAACGATGCGGCTCGGCGGGTGGAGCGATCCGAATACCATGCGCAGGATATACCGGCATCTGTCCGAGAAGGACAAGGACGCCGCCGCGCAGAAGATAGCTGCCTTCTTCGGGTAGCTCTTTTATTGCCGTTTTCATTGCCATTTTGAAGTCAAAAAAAGGCAACAAACGTGAAGAATCCTTGACATTCGGTAAAGAAAGCTGACAGGGATTCCCCTTGAAAACAAAAGAAAAAGCCCCGATTCCGTTGAGGAATCAGGGCTTTTTGAATGGAGCAGGATACGGGAGTCGAACCCGCCTCGCTGTGCTTAAAAGCATTGGAATATCAAGGCTTTCCTGATTCGTTGCCGTTTTTATTGCCGTTTTTGTCGGTGCGGATCAACGACTTAATGTACCCTTGCTTGTTGCCGATCTCCTCCAGCCGCCGGATGATGTCAGCGTCGGTGGTGAGGTTGAGCTTGAGCGTGAACTGTTTGGTGTTCGCCGCGTCGTATTTGGCGGCGGCGCGCTTCTGAGCTTCTGACGGCATGGATTATCCCTCCTTACCAATTTCTAAATGCGCGTTTGATGAACCGATCAAACAGCCCGGCGCACTCCATGTTGTACGAAACATCGTTGTCCATTGGGTGGCGAAACGCCGGGGCGACGCGGTGATCGATCCACCATGCGGCAGCCGTTTTCGTTTCAAGGATCTCGGAGAACTGCCGGACGTACCGTTCACGACGCTGCGTGAACTCCTCGATGTAGGACGCGTCGTCCTCGTCGGCGAGGTTGTAGTCGATATGCGCGAGAGCGTGATTGTACATATCGACGATTCCGGCGCGGATGTCCTCCGCCCAGCGGATCTGTTTCTCGGTTCCTGTGAGTTCCTTCATTGTTTTTTCCTCCTTTGTGTACTCCCTTGATCTGATATAAGTATACACCTATATGCCACAAATGTCAAGCATTTTTTCCAGAAAAATAAAAAAATTCTCCCCGCGCCGAAGCACGGGGAGAAAATCACATCTGCACAAGTATCTGCTTTTTCCTGCCGCAGAGCGTCATGATCTGCGGCGCGTTGGAGGACGGGAGGAGCTGCTTCTGCATTGCGTAGCCGCCATAGCGGAGCCATGAGGTGCAGGAGACAACCTTGAACGGCCTCATGTACACCTGATTCTGCCTGGGGTCGATGATGATCTGCGACGGCTGGGTGATAAACGGCTTGTGGGAGTGTCCGAGAATCAGCGCGTCCGAGCCTGACAGAACATATCCGAACTGCTCCGCCCGGTTTACCGCATTCCCGGTCAGACGGCCTCCTGCGGCTCCGTGGGTGACCGTGAGGATGTAGGTGGGGTTCCGGTCTCCTCCGGCCTTTCGATTGTCCCCCATCTGGATTTTGACGAACCCGGTGTCGCGCCTGTACAGATCCTCGATGTCGAGTTTCGACGCTATATCATAGGACGGATCGTCATCCGCGTCCTTGCCGCTCCTGCGTTCATGGTTCCCGCTCACCATCGCAAGGATGCGCGGCTTGAGGGGCCGCAGCATCTCCACCATGAGGCGTTTCTGATCGCGCGGGCGCATTGTCTCCTCAAAGATGTTGGAGACGCTTGAGCGGGTGGCGTTGTTGATGAGATCGCCCAGCAGAACCACGTATCCATGCTCGTCCGCGAGGATCGCCTTGCAGAACTCCTGCCACTCATGTGCCATGTGTTCCGCGGCTCCGAGATGCACATCGCCGACCGGGTAGATGTGAATATCAGGCCGGTCGGCGAACTTGTGGCAGATCAGCTCAAAGTCGGACAGCATTTCAGTTGTCCTTATAGTAGGAGGCCGTAGAGATGCCGATCAGCGCGCCGATCAGGGTGCAGACCGCAGTCGCCGTCTTCGCGACCTCATCCGCGTAGGGCCAGCCCCACACGCCGCTCAGAGCGACGTAGAACGTAGCCAGAGCCGGGAGGCAGATCAGCGCGATCCACTTGAGAATATCGTACCACTTATCAGGGAGTTTCATTGTTTTGCTCCTTTCTGCGGGTCAAAACCGCAACACTTCCGATGTTTCCGATGTCATAGGGGAATCCGTCTCCGAGGACGGCGGCGAGGTCGCGGAGCTGGTAGTAGTTCCTGCCGGATTCAAGGATGCGGTTGATCGGATGCTCCACGCCGTCAACAATGATCGTGCCGTTCTTCTTCTCCCCGACCACTTCGTAGGCGTAAGATACCCAAGGCATCCGTCCATGCTTCGACCACCGGCGGTTGAAGTAGTTCGCCCGCTCCTGCATATTTGCCACAGCCGTGATTTGAACACCGCCATCAAATGACGGAGTACATTCCACGGCGAGGCCGCTGCCGATGTAGATGCCGACGTGTCCTGGCATCCACAGAAGCTCACCGACGAGCATTGCGGAGAAGTCCGTCGAGACGCGCTTGCACAGGCCGATCATCTCATCAGCGGAAACGTCAGGCACACCGTTGGAGGCGTAGGTCGCTCCGCCGAACCACATCGACGGATCTCCGCGCCAACCCCACAGGATGGCCTTGACGAGGCACACGCAGTCGAACAGGAAAGGAGGTTTCCCGTCCTTAGTGTGCCCCATCAATGCGCGCGCGGTGTCCGCCCAGCCCTTAGCCTCATTGATCGGATACGCCGCGCATCTGTCTGCAAGGCACTTCTCCGTGTCCGGCATCCCGACCGCGCCCCAGATGTACGTTGTGAGGTAGTTTGTAGCAACCTCGCGGGCCTTTGCCGCGAGTTCCGATCCAGTCATCATATCAGCCTCCGTGCGCCTTGACGTTGAGGTGCTTTTCGATCCGGTCAATCGCGTCCGTAACCGGGCCGTCGCAGCCTTGTTCGCTCAAACCCTTGAGGCAGGCCAAGAGGCCATAGGTGATCAGCGTCTGCTCGTCCTTAATGCTCTTGATCTCCGCGTCCTGCGCTTTCTGACGATCCATCCATCGGATGCCCTTGGCGAGGTTGGTTCCGATGGCTCCAAGCGCGGCAACCACGGCGGCGGCGGTGATCAGCGTCTGCCATGTAAGGTTGATCGTCATGCCTCAACCTCCCAGCCGAATATGCCCGGTTGCCAAGTATTCGCGTCGACGGTGCTGATCCACACGGGATCAGTCTTGTCAGGATAATGCACCTTGTCGCCCTTGTTGTACGCGTCCTGCGCCCCGGTCGGCTGTTTCCAAACTGGGATCTCTCCCGGTTTGGCTACCTCCGTCCAGAGTGCGGGGACATTTGGCGGCTCCCATCCTGCCTGTGATGTATGCGCCTGTTCGCATCTGTAGAGTTTTCCATCATCATAGCGGTCGCGGATGCCCTTCGCGTAATCGGTATCCTTCTTCCACTTCGGAAACAGCTCGATACAGTTCAGCGCGTCTCCGTCATCGAGAGACTCGGACGCCCGCTCGATCAGCGCGCGGAGCTGATACGCTCTTGCTCGTGTAATCATGTCGCACCTCCCGTCAGGATGTCGAGGATCTCGGCAGCGTCGGACTCGTCCACAGGAATGATCTCGCCTTCTGTGTACGTCCTGCCAAACTCCGCAGGATCACAGGCCTCCTCATACTCAATTCCGTCGCGCACGACGTACCGCCCGGAATCGGAGTATGTGCGGACGAAATTGCGCCCGTTTACATCAAAATTCTCTTGCACAATCATGTCCGTACCTCCTCATGTGATTGGTGTTCCGTCGGCATAGGCTGTCTCATAGGGGCTGCCCTCAATCGGCAGTATCTGGTTGTTAGCGTACCCAAGGATCGTGCTCCAGTTGGTAGCAGCTTGATATGACGCTATCAGCGCAAACGGAACATAGAGTGTTCCACCGGAACCGCCGGATGCAAATGGAGTCCCCGTGAAAATATTGATATTTCCGCAAGTCACCACGGCGGATATTCTTCTAAGGATTATAACATTGAGTATGCTATCGTTGGCAAAAGTATTGTTGTTACCAAGGCTTGTACAACCAGTGCCAAAATCTACCGCTCTTAGAGACGTACACCCTGCAAAAGAGCGCGTAGTTGGCCCACCATTTTTCGGAAATACTGCGGTTTCAAGCGATGTGCAATTTTGAAAAGCCCAACCATTAACTCCACCAATGTTCGGTAAATGTATTGCTTCAAGTGCAGAGCATCCATCAAAGGCGTATGCTCCTAAACTACCCAGCATTGGAAAGTTTACTCGCTTTAGCCCTTTACACCCAGCAAATGTGTATGAGTTACTCGCATTCACCAGATTCTCGCCAGTGATGCTTGTGATCTCGCGGGCAGATCTAAACGCGGCCTCGACAGTGCTTGTTACAGTTATTACAATATCCCCACTGTAATTGCGCATTGCGATGTCATCGTCCGTCCATTTGCCGCTACCTCCGCTCGGAATCGCCTGCACAGCACTCACAAATCCCGCCGGGAAAGCGAGGTCTGCGCTCGTCCCGCCCTTGGTGCGGATGGCGTTTGCGACAGTGGTCAGATCAGCGTCGAGTTGGGTGGAATCAACGAGTTTATCAACCGCCATTAGTAACTACCCCCTTGCCATACCGCAAGCGTCTGCGCCGTCCAAGCCGAGCCGTTCCAGACGAGGAACGCGCCGGAAGCCGGAGATGCCGGAGCCGTGATCTTGCCGGAGATTGCCGTTGTATTTGTGGCGATTTGGTTGATCTTCGCCGCCGTCGCGCCGGAATTCACCGCGTCGAGCTGTGCCTGAGTCAGCGGTGTCTCGTTGATCCGATACTGAGCCGTCCAGCCGGAGCCGGTGACATAGATGTACCGCCAACATTCGTCGTTCTGTGTTTCGTCATCAAGCACGACCGCATAGTCGTTGTTCGTGACGTAGTTCGCGCCCGCCGGGTTGGTTGTCTGCCACGCCACGGCAAGGAGGGCCGCGCGGGTGGCGAAATTGCCGCGATAAAAAGCCGTACTCTGCGAGATCGCGGAATCTACATAGCTCTCCGTCGCGGCTCCGACATCTGCCGCGTCCAGCACCACAGCGCCGGTCTTTCCGTTTACCGATTCGACCTTACGGGCCTTTTCTGTCGCGACAAACCAGTAACCCTCTGCGCCCATTACGGCTACGACGCGGAGATCTTCGGACGGGAGCAAACCGATGCCGTAGAAGCTCGCGGTTCTGTTCGCGGAGAAGCTCTGAAGATCAACGACATAGTCCGTGCCGGAGACGGTCAGCGTCAGCCGCGCCATCACGGGGCCGTCTTGGAGCATCGTCACGATGTCCTCAAAAGAGGTCTCGGACGTCGCAGATCCAAGCGTATCCCACTCGGAGAGAGTTGCGGTGAATTCTACCATTGACGCGCCTTTTCCGTCTGCTCCCGCTGGCCCCTGCGGCCCGACCGCAGAACCCGCGTCGATGGTCTCGCCGTTGTGAAGCGTGAGGATCAGATGGCCTTCGGCGTCGATCTCCGCGCCGTCGATCATCTCGCCTTGCAGCTGCGCCCACACAGGGAGCGTCGGATCGGTCGTCGGATCGCCGGAAGGATCAGGCGCGGGTTGAACTTTGCCGAGATTCACCCAAATCGTAGGAATAACGATGGCATCATCGGAGTCCGTGCCATACAGTCCGAACTGCACCCGGCTTCCGGCCTTGGTGAGGACTTCGGGCGGCACGAAAACCGTCGTGGCATCCACCCACGCCGCGTCCGTCACATCGATCTGCGTCGTACCGGCCTTGAAGATCGCGGTCTTCGCCAAGCCGTCCCAATCTGCGGACATCGTCAGCTTGACCGGGACTGCCTTGGACATTCCAACCGTCAGCGGCTCAAGGTTCCGCATGATCGCGGCAGCTCTTGTCACTTGTACTTCCATCTTACAAACCTCCCGCCGTGAGTCTGGCCTCGATTGCCCGGATCGCGTCGCCTGTGGCCTTCGCGTCCGCCGCATGGTCGGACAGCGTCAGCGTCGGGTCGATCAGCTCAAGCACAGCGGCCTCCCAGTCGATTTCATCCTCATCCACGACGCCGGTGTCCGGCACAATGCCGATCACGGTGTAGTAGTAAGTCACGCCGCTGTCGTTCATGCCGGAGTTGTACTCGCGCGCAGGCGGAGTATCGGCACTCGATGACTTGTAGGTCGTGTGCGTGATGTCGAGGCCGTATTCCTTCCAGTCGAGGTTGATGGAGCCGCCTGACGTTGTCGTTGTGCTGAGAGATCCCCCCGCATGGGTCACGTTTGACGGGATCACTGTTACGCCTGTATTGATCCCTCGGTTTGCCTTGCTGATCACGATGACAAGCGGCGTGAAGGTCGTCTCAAGCGAGAGCAGCGGAGCGGTAAGCGATCCGTAGATCGTAATGCCGCCCGACGAGTGCCCTGCCGCGTAGCTATATCCCGTGCCGATGTAGCTGCCGGACAGGATGCCGACCGCGTTCTTTTTGAGCGGGTACAGAACCTTCGACAGTTGAATAAACGCCTCGGACGGGTTCTCCGGCTCGACTCCTGCAAGCGTCAGGATCGTCGCCGAGGCTTCGTTTGAGAGGATGTTGAGCGTGTTCAGCGGGGTTCCTTGCTGGCGGGGATCATCTGCCCGAACGAGGTCGTAGGTATTGAGCTGCCCCTCGACAGGCGTAAGGATGACCCGCCCAGCATATCTTGGAATTCTATCTTGCATTTTTTATCTCCTTATGCCTGTGTTTCTCCGGCGTAAACGTCTCCGGCGAAGTACCATTCGCCCTCGGCCCATTCGGGATCAAGGTTCCAATAGAGAATGACCGTGCCGCTTCCGCCTCGCACATTCTGTGCGCCGCCGTCCCCGGAGTGGAACGGAGGCCGCGCCACGTTGGACTTGCCGAACTCAAGCCCGGAGACAGCGTCTGTGTAGCACGGATCGTATCTTGTGCCGTTGTCGGAGGTATATGGGCCGAAAATGGTCTGTTTCCCCGCCTGGTCTTCCGATGTTCCGCCATCGCCGATGGTGACGTCGAATCTCTGACCACGGTTGACAGGGATCGTCGAGAACCAAATCTTTCCGCCCTGACCGCCTTCCGCAGTCGCGCCGTAGTCTCCGCCGCCGACGAGGATCACGCGCAGACTGGATGCTCCGCGCGGTGCGAACCACACGCCGTCGCCCGTCAGGGTTGCTGAGTAGTCGAATGCGAAGCCGTCGGACTGAAGGAGTTCTACCTTGCAGTCCTTCATCACGCCGCTGGAGAATTCAAAGCTCTGGCTCTTGATCCATCCCTGCACATAGCGGTCTCTGCCGACCTCAAGGAAGGCGCGGTCTCCGATCTCGCTTGACGGATTGCCTCTGCCTGTGAGCGTAACCTTCGTTCCGCCGTAGGCCGCGAGGAGGTTCTGTGCGCTTGCAATAGCGCGGTTCTTCTCCCGAATGAAGGGGTTCTCGATCTTCGCGGTTTGAGCCATGAAGGACGAGTTCCCGCCGACGGTCATCGTCTCATCTTCGCCGAGCGTGAAGATGATGTTCCCGACCTTGTCGTTGATCGCCCTCGACGGAGCCGCCGAGAGGTTGTCAAGGTCATAGAGGTTTCCAGTCGTGCCGACCCGCGTGATCCGAAGGTTCCCGGTCGCCGCATCCGCGCACGGATACGCACCGCAAGCTTGGCAGAGCCACAGCAAAATGTCGCCGCAAGACTTGCCCTCAACCTCCTCCGCAGTCGCGGTCATCTCCATTCCCGCCGTAACCTCGTCGATGACGATGCGGTCGGCGAATGTATCGCCGAGATGCGCGAGGATCGCCGCCGTCCAGCCGCCCATCGTGGTCGGCAGGGTCTCCGGCACGACGAAGTTGACGTCGCTCAGAAGTCCGCAGATATCGACGAGCGTCCACCTGATCGTCAGGCCGGAATCCGCCTGCCGCCAGCCGTTGTTGTGCTGGAAGAAGGTTCCGAGCGGAACCCACGCGATACTGCTCCCTGTTGAGACTCCCAGCTCGACCGGAACCGGCTGGCCCTCCTCGATGGAGAGATAGAGGGATCCAAGTGCCTGCGGGTCGAACGTTCCCTCGGTGTTGTCGAGCGTCAGCTCAGCTGTGCCGCACGGAAGCGACAGGGCGGAGAAGTCCGCCTGCATCTGCACCCGAAGCTCCGTCAGGTTGTCCTCTGTCCACGTCTCAGAATATCCCGGCAGGACATCCGGCGAGGACATCGGTTTGCCTGCCGCGCTCCACTTGGTCGCGGTGACGGTGATGGTGTCGGGGTAGTAAACGGTGAAGCCGGTGACCTCGATCCGAGGATTTGAATTGCCGGAAATGGTCTTTGAATAAACCACATCCCCCGCCGAGCTGACCGAGACGGTCAGATCGACGGGGTAGCTGTCCGCGAATGTCAGGACGATGTTCTGGAGGACGAGGACGCCGGAGAACTCCTGCACGACGGTCTGCGGGGTGGCAAAGCTCCCGTCCGCGCCGGACAGATCGCCGGACGCGGGTGTCAGCGTCCCCATTTGGAGGCCGTTCGCGGTGACGCGGATCGGAACGCGGATGTGCATCCTCCTCGCGGTTCCCGTGATCGCCGCCTTGAATGCCTGAGATACGTCAAGCATGGGGCCTCACCTCCCGCAGGGAGAATGTCACGTCGTTCCAGATCGGTTCTCCGCGGTGATCCATCTGAAAGGTCGGAGCCGGTCTCTGAGTGCAGATGAACGTGCTTGTAAGCAGCTCCGTGCCGTCATCGGGCAGGAACTGGCAGGTGATCCCGCCGCCCGCTCTGAGCGCGGTGACGAGTGCCTGATATGTCTCCATCCTCATGGATTCTGCGGAGTAGTCGATGGTGTAGACCTCTCCGCGAATCTCCTCGACCATCCTGCCGGAGATCATGGTGACGGCCTCAGACAGCACCTCCGTCCGGCAGGCGTAGCCGCCTGCCTTGACGTAAGGCATCTCCGTTCCGTTTACGATCAACTGAATCATCCCATGCTCACCTCCGGCGTGATCTTGCTCCAATATCGCACAGACGGCAGAAGCGCGCGTCCTGCGCGGTCGCCGTCGATGTAAATTGTGGCCTCCGTGCTTCCTGCGCCGCCGAGCTGCGTGGACAGGCCGTTAACGATTGCAGACGCAAGCTGTCCAAGGTTGCCCTGCGTGATCCCGGCAATCCCGGAATCGATGCCGAGGCCGGACGATGCCGCCCTCTGTACGCCGATCTGAACGCCTCTCGTCTGGTCGTTTAGAGTGTCCATCGCTCCGGATACCATGCCGACATTGTCTTCGATGCCCTTGGCAAATCCCGCGTCGATCATCTCGCCGAAGTAACTGAAGACCTTCGACGGTGAACTGATGCCGAGGAACTCCTTGACCTTGCCGATTGCGCCGGAAACGATGCCCTTGATGGCCTCCCAGACCTGCGACGCGGCGGACTCGATGCCCTGAACGATGCCCTTGATGATCTGAACGCCCGCGTCGATAAACTCACCAACCTGACCGATGAAGGAATTGACCGCCTCAGACGCGACCTGCGCCATCGGGCCGACAACCTCGCCGATTGCGGACAGGATGCCGATGCCGACCTGAACGATCAGGTTGAAGCCCGCCTCCAAAAGAGCGGGGCCGTTCTCGATAAGGAAGGTGACCATCATCGTGACGATTTGGACGATGGACGATCCGATCTCCTGCCCATGCTCCGTCAAACCTTGCATGAGATTCATCAGGAGATCCGCGCCCGCTTGCAGGAGCTGCGGCGCGGCTTCGCCAAGCGCGCCGATCAGCGTGAAGACAAGCTCCGCCGCGACGGACAGGATGTCCGGGAGCATCGCCATGAGCGACGAGACCACGTCATTGATCGCGCCGCTGTCGATGATCGTCGAGACCGCCGTGCTGATGCCGCTGATCGTCTGCTCGATGATCGGGGCGAGATTCCCAAGCGCCGCCTGCGCGGACATGATCAGGTTCTCAACAAGGCCGCTGATGTCCTCGCCGCTTGCCATCCCGGTGAGTAGGTTCGCCCACGCGGCTTTGGTCTGATTGACGGAGCCGGTGATCGTACTCTCAGCTTCCTTGGCTGTCGTACCCGCAACGCCCATGCTCTCCTGCACGACGTGGATCGCGGAAACGATGTCAGCATAATTGGAGATCTTGTACTCAACGCCGGAGAGTTTCTGCGCATCGGAAAGCAGTCGGGCCATCTCCTCTTTTGTGCCGCCGTAGCCGAGAGCAAGGTTGTCCAGCATCGTGAAGTTGCCCTTGGAGAATCCCTTGTACGCGTTCTGTACAGCCTCCATCGTCGTGCCCATCTTGTTGACGTTGTCAGCCATGTCAACGATGGCGGTGTTCATCAGTTCCCCGGCCTTCTGCGTATCGCCGCCGAGCGAGCTGATCAGAGACGCACCGGACTGGATCGCCATCTCCATGTAGTCGTTCTGCGACATACCGGCAGACTTGAACGCGTTGGAGGCGTCCTCCATGACCGCGTCGAAGGCGTCTCCGTACAGGGTCTCAATGCCGCCCGTGAGCTGTTCGTAGTCCGCGTAGCTTGAAACGGCCTCCTTGCCGATTGCCGTGATCGCGGCTGCTGCGGCAGCTACGCCAGCACCGACACCCTTGAGGCCGGTTTTAAGCGCGTCGCTCATCTCATAGCCAAAGATCCCGCCCGCTTTCTTTCCGGCAGACGATGCCTCGCCGCCGAGTGCGTTCTCGATGCTTCCCTTGATACCTTGTGCAGATGGGACGATCTGCACATAAGCTGTACCTACTGTTGCCATTGATCCACCTCAATCCGTTTGAGGATGTTCGCCCGGACGGCCTCAAAAGCCGCGCCGGAGCTGAATGTCTCAAGCTGCTCCTTCTTGTTATCCCCTCGCAGGGCGGCGGCGATGGACTCAGGACGGTTGCGGCCCTTTTGCCCGTCTTTGGTCTGCGCCCAGAAGATCATGCCGATCCGGTCTGCGATCACCGCTTGCAAATACAGAGGCGTTGGAACGGTCGTTCCGGCAAGTGCCATCATCGACCGGCTTTCCGGGTGCAGGCCCGCCGCAAGCGTCGCGGCGAGTCTGCACGGAAGTGCCGTGTAATCGTAGACGTGATACGTCTCTGCGAAATCACAGACGAGCGCGTCCTCGTCCCGCGCCGCCATCTCCGCGAGGATCAGGAGTTTTTTAGGTGCTTGTCCACCGATGCCTGGTCGAGCATGAATTTCAGCTCCGTGAACACTCTGTCCACAGGAGCCGTGCCGTCCTCCTCCGCGATCTCCCGGAGGAATCTGTCCTCGTCCTTGCCGAACACAAGGGCGACCACGTCTACCGCACCGTCAACCGCTCTCTCAGGATCCCCCGACCGCATCGCGGCATAAGCGCGCATGAAGCGGAAGTCCTTGGAGAGGTTTTCGGATACGTTGAACTCTGACCCTTTGGAAGATTTGACGATCATGCTGCTACCTCTCAGGTTCCGGGCTGCTTGATGTACTCGTAGTGGGTGTTGCCGGAGGAGTCCGGCATCGCGGTGACGGTCAGCTCATAGCCGACAGCCTCGTCATCCTTGTAGGTGATCTCACCGATCTCGGAGATCTTGCCATCGGGGATGACAACGCGCTTGAGGACGCCGCCTCTGAGGATCATCTCGATTACCCACGAAGCGTCCTCCGGCTCGTCCGCGTTGGCCTCGACGGTCACGCCTGTGGCAAGAGTGCCGGAGACGTTCGCCGATCCGTAGACGGCCTTGAGGGTGTCGAGGTTGGTCGCCTCGATCAGCGTGAAGCCGAAGGTGTCCTCCTTGGAGGTCTGCACGGTCAGGACGGTGTCGCCGCCCCATGCCTTGATGTTGTCGCTCTCCGGGCTGTTGTTGTTTGTGACGCCGTCCTCGGAAACGTAGCCGACGCATTTGAAGGCCGCGTTCAGCGCGGTGGTCGCGTCGGTCGGCAGAGCCGTTCCGAAGGGTGCGCGCCAGATGCCGCCGGTGACGGCAGGCTTGCCCTGAGTGACATTGCTTGCAGTATTAGCCATAGTTCACTCTCCTAAAACGTAGTGATGTTGTAGACAGCCTGATACCGGTAGTACTTGCTGTCCGTGTCGGTGAAATTATAGTCAGTCGAGAGTCGGCAGGCCGAGATCTCCGGCTCCTGCACAAGCGTGTCCATGACGGTCTTGAGGTCTTCATTCATCGCCGCCGCCATGTACATGCTCATACTTTGCCAGCTTTGGATCGCCACGGTGACGGTGGTCACATGGTTCACGGTGCGGCTTCCGGTTCGCTCGACAAGATAAAACTCCACAGGATGCCCTTCCGGGACTTCCGTGTACACGTCGTACCCGGTCTTTTGCTGGAGCCAGTTGGCAAGGAATTCTTCAAGCATCATCCGCCGCCCACCGCCTTCAAAAGAGAATTGTTGTGCAGATTGTCCCGCTCGGCCTCTCGCGTCTGCGGGTAGATCGCATAGCCGGATCGCTCGGGGTAGTTGCGGGACTCCATGACATAGCCGTCGCCGAGTTGTGCGTAGGCCGCAGCCGCGACCTCCTCACACGCGCCGCTGATCTCCGATGATTTCAGCAGCTCCCGGACTCCGTCGCGGTTGAGTTCGAATTTGAATCCATTACTCATACCGCTCCACCTTGACCTTCCTGTTCCATTTGAGCGGCACGTTCTCCTCGATCCACTCCCGCGCGGGGCCGATGGTGTGCCAGTCGCGGCCCCAGAACGTCACTCTCGCATCGTTCCAGTCGTGAGAGTCGCCCTTCGGAAGGGAGAGTTCATACTCGCTCCTGCGTCCGTAGAGCTGAAGGTCGTTGACGATCTCCTCTGCCGCAGTCGGCGTGATCAGTACGTTCTCCACCTGCACGGCGGTCTCGGTGTAGATCGGTCGGTTAAAGCCGTCTACCTCTCCGGTCGGTGTCCGCGCCCAAAGGGTAACGGTCGCGCCCCGGATCATGACAGACCCTCCGGCACAAGTGCGCCGAGCGGGTTCCCCGCGCCGATGGCATCGCTGATTCCGAGCAGTTTCTTCTCGATTCGCCCGAAATAAAGCTCGCCCGTCGTGCCGCTTGCGCCGACCGTCCAGCTCTGCGAGTAGCCGCCCGCCGCGATTGTCCCCTGTGTCGCTCCGAGCGGGATCGTCGTGTCGCTGTCTCCCAGCGCGCGCCGAACCATCCGGCAGGAGACGAGGGCCTTGATCTCGTCCTGCGCCGTAGAGCCGCAGGCGTCGATCATGACGGCGGCTTCCTCAAGCAGGGCTGTGCAGCGGTCTTCCTCGTCAGCCGTCAGCTCACGGAATCCGGCTTCGACCATCTGTGGGGTCGCATAGGCCATTGGGGATCACTCCTTCTTCTTGCGCTTCTTGGGTTCATCCGGCTTCGGAGGAGGCGCGGGGATCGTGAATCCCCGCGCCTGATACTCTTCAATCCGCGATTCGTGAACCCACGTCTCGCCGCCGTCCGGCCTCCTCAGCAGGATCATGCCGAAGGAGTCGCGCCGGAGAGCAGGTTGAAGCAGTTGGTGTCCGCGCGGAAGCCGACCTCGATCTCGGCGCGCACGGCGAACATGTTATGCTCCCAAAGGTTGACCTGCTCAGAATTGATGGTCAGGCCGGTCTGGTCGGCGAAGCGGATCTGAACGCCCTCGACCGTGCCGTACATGGCCTGAGTCCAGTCGCCAGCGATGCCGACGATAGCGGGAGTGCCAGCACCCGTTCCGACCGGGGCAACGCCAGCCTTGTAGATGCCGCGGCCCTCGACCATCTGCGCGCCAAGGACGCGGGCAACGCCGCCGTCAGAAACCGCGTTGAAGATCGGGTGACCCGTGGTGTCGGTCGCGCCGAGCAGGAGGCCGATGCCAGCCGGGGACATAGCGAAGCCGTTCAGGAGGCCGTTGTGCGCGGCGACATCCGCCCAAGCGGCGACGAGGTTGCCATAGACAGTCTCGCCCGCGCCGGGGACGAGCTTCTGCGTGGTCGCAAGCGCGAAGGTGTCGAAGTTCTCGCCCGGAGCGTCGACAGCACCGACAACGGTCGCATCGAACTTGGCGGCGAGAGCCAGCGGCAGACGCGCGATCAGAGCGTCATACAGAGAGGCGGCATCGCGGCGGAACTCGTCCGAGAACGGAACGATGACAGCCAGCTTGTACGCCTGCATCAGCTTGGAGCTGAGGCCGGGGTTGGAAACGGGCTTCGCGCCGGTTTCTGTGACCCACGCGGCCTGCGGGTCGGAGGTGATGACGGGGATCTGCGCGCCTCTGCCGGGAAGGGTGATCTGACGCGCGAGGCGCATGACGGCGGACGCGGTCTGAGTCTTCTGCATGATCTCCTGAGAGACCTCTGCGGGCAGGGTGATGTTGGTTCTGTTCGTGGAAATACCAGACATGGATTATGCTCCTTTCAAAAGTTACAAATTGTCTTTGGCCCAGTCCGCGAACTTGTCTCTCGTCGCGGTGCTGGGCGGTGTGTGTACGCCGCCGCCATCAGGGACGGCGGGATATCCGGCAGATTTGGCAAATGTCAGGATCTGCTCGGCCTGCTGCGCACAGGCTTCCTCTGTCTCCCCGGTCAGGAGGTTCGCAGGGACTTTCTTCTCGGTCGCAACTTTCTCCCGCATCAGCCGGAGCGTTTCTGCGGCCTTCATTCCGTTCAGCTCGTCGGTGAGCTGCGTGATCTGCTGCTGTGCCTTGGTCAGGTCTTCATTGTTCTTGGCCTTCTCAAGCTGCTCCCGCAGCGTGTCAAGCTCACCTCTTGCGGCGTTTACGTCGCTGCCGTTGATCGCCATGAGCTTGTCGATGGCCTCCTTCGGTGCATCGGGAAATAGATCGGTGATGTCTGTGCGCTTCATGTTTGTCCTTTCTCGGCTACGCTTTTTACGAGGTCGCGTCTCGCGCCGTTTGCAGGTTTACGTCCTGCCGTCGAATTTATCGTCATGCGCGGACGCGCTTGACTTCTTCTTTCAGTTCCTCGACAAGGTCTTCGTCATCCCAGTATTCAGCGCGGGCGAGGTATCCGCGCCAAGGCGACAAGATGGAGCCGCCGACGATCCAGTCGACATGCTCCACAAGGTTTGGCTTCATGTTCAAAACAAGGTCATAGGGGTGCTTCTCTAATAAAAATGCCCGGAAAAAGGAGTCGTCTCCTTTTCCGAGCTTTCTTAGGACTTCCAGCTCCGGCTGAATCGGGTTTTTCCATTCGCCGGAGAAAAACCAGTCCGCGCATTCCCGCGCGTATCCGTCCGGGATTCGGACGCATTGGAAACTGTGCCAAGCGTCCGGCGCGTGGACTCTTCCTGTCTGTCCGGGATCGTCCGTAAACTGCCGGTTGCAGAAGCCGTACACGATTCCATCATCGTTCTGTTCGCATCTGCGGACAAAGTCGCGGCATGGCAGTACATCGTCTTGAAGATGCCACGTCCCTCCGCTCCCTTCGCGGTGCGCGAAGGACTCCATACAGGCGATCAGGTTTCCGGCTCCGTCGCGGTCGTTCCAGATCTCCACCTCCGCGCCCTGTTCCATGAGCGTCTGGGCCATGATCTTATCGACGTACCACATCCGCGACGGACAGGCGTGGATCAGGATCTTAATCAACGTATATCTCCTCCGCTGCGGAGCTGTTCAGCTCCTTCCGCTTCTCGTAGGCCGCGCGCTTCTGCGCGTTGATCTGCTCCTTGTTCTCAGCGTAGAATTCCCGCCGCATGGAGTTGATCCGCTCGTCCGGTGTGTTTCCTTCCGCGCCGTAGTACATCCTCGCATACCGCTCCGGGTCGTACCCACGGACGGAGCTTTCCGAATCAAATCGCACGGCAAACTCACAGTTGCAGTTGGCGTGGATATGCTCCGCGTGTCCGTTTCTGAGCGTCCGCTTGCTCATGTACTGCCAGCCGCGCGAGGCAAGCGCGATGCAGAAGGCACAGGTGTCTCCGTGCGGGATCCACGCGAACTGCGCCCCGTCCCGCTGTGCGTTTTTGAGCGTCGTGTCTGCCGCCGCCTGTTTCGTCAGGCGGGAGACCGTAGCCGGAACGGAGTTGGTCAGGTTCAGTAGCGTCCCTTCGACGGCTTTGGCGACCTCGCTATATGTCGCTGTCGCCGCAGGAAGCGCGGCAGGAAAAGCCGCTTGAGAGGCGAGTGCCGCCGCGTCGTACATCTCACACGCAAGAGCCGCCGCCGCTTCTCCGTATTTGGTGGCGAGGCCGTAGGCGTATCGGATCGCCGCGTCGATGTCATCGAGGCCGTTCTTGTCGATCCACGCCTGCATCAGCTCTCCGGCCTTGCTGTTGATCTTGGAGAGCTTGTCAACGTACTCCTGCCATCCTTCTTCCGAGATCGTCATTGTGCGAATTCCTCATTCAAGATCTCAACGCCACGCGCAAGCTGTTCCTGCGCCTTGATCCTGCGGATGTCCGCCTGGTCGAACCCGATCATCTCCGTGAACACATCCGTCGAGGCGAATCCCGGCCTTGCGGACGCGATCTTCATCGCCGCGTCGGCGGTCACAGAGACCGACGGCATCGCGGGGTTCTGGAAGTGCGCCATGATGACCCGCTCGTCATCCGTCAGCTCGTCAAGCCGGACATTCCGAGCGATGGCCTGCGCCATCTGGGAGATTACATACAGGGAATCCGCGTTCGCGGTGTTCAGCTCCTCCGCCATCAGGACGAGCGTCTGACTCTGCGCGAGGATCGCGTCGCTCGATGTCGGGTTTGCGTCGTTGACCACACCCACGTCCGTCACCGTCAGGCCGGACGCGGCGGAGAACTGCGTCGCAAGGATGCGGAGCTGCTGGACGTGCGGTTCAATCGTCCCCTGCGGGAGCTGTCCGAAGGACGGTTTCTCACCTGTCTCGGGGTTCGTGGTGGAGGCAAGCATCGATCCGACATAAGTGCGGAATTTCTGCGAGACAACCGCGTCGTACTGCTCGTCCGTGATGCCGAGCAAATACTTCTGCGGCGATGTGGCGAATTCAAGGCCGATGGTCGCGTTCGCCACCGTCCTGACATAGCCTTGGATCAGGTTGCGGATCGGCTCCTTCAGCCTCGACCGTCCGAGCGGCTTGTCGGAGGTCGCGTTCCAAATAAGCGGCTCCATCATGGGCCGTCCCATGCGGTGCGGGAATCTCTCTGCCGACCATCTGTCCGCGTCGACCCGGCGGAGCATCCACACATCGGTGTCCGTGTCGAACCTGATCAGGTTGGGCTTCCACTCGTCGTTCTCATGGATCGCGGAGATCACGGAGAATCCGCAGTCGATCCTGCCCTTTTCGCCGCTCCACAGAGCCGCCGCGCCAGTCGGCGCGTGGAATCGGATTCTGCACCCGATCACAGGATCTGCGGCGAGTGTGGCAAAGGTGCATCCGTAGAGGAGCTGGTCGCGGCAGGCTTTCTTGTACTCTGCCCGCAGACGGTTCGCCTGCATGATCGCCGTCATCGCTTCCGCGTCCGTGCCGTTCTTGCCGACGAAGCCGTCAAACATCGACCGCGCCGCCAGTACATCGACGGCCTTCTCGCCCCACGCGCAGCCGATTTCAAGGCCGCGCATCCCATGCGGGAGCGCAAGGCCGAGGTTTACCTCGCCGAGTGTCACATGGCCTTCGTAATATCTTCGCTTGACCTCGTTTTTGTAGCTGTGCCGCTCGAAGGTCTTGATCAGCTCGACGAGCTGCGCGCGTTCCAGATCGCCCAGCTCCGGGGCCTTCGCGATATTCTCGTTCAGTCTCATCAGCCTATCCTCATCTTTCTTGTTGGATCGCGCTTCGTCATCTTCACGCCCCAAAGCGCAAGGGCACAAGCCTCAATCGGGGCGCAATCCTGTCCGTCAAACGCCCAGCCGCCCGCAAGCGGTCTCTTCGTCGCCCCGATGGCGGAGTCCCGGAGCGCAGGCTGTTTCGTATACCATGTCAGCGTCTTCTCGTTCACGTCGTTCAGCAGCAGGCCCGCCGCCGCCACGACATCCCGCGCGGACGGCCTGATGACCGACCCCTTGGCTTTCCAAACCTCTGAGATCCTGTCCGTCAGCACATCCGCGCCGTTCCTGCCGTCGATCACGACGCAGGCCGCTTTCGCGTATCTCTGATTCAACCAGTCGGCAAGCCATCTTGTCCCATGCCCGGTCGGCGCGCGCTCGATCATCGAGATCCGCGCCTTTCCGTCAGGTGCAAGCACCGCGCCGCACAGCACCACTTCCGCGCCGTCCGGCGAAAACTTGACTCCGTAGGCCGTCTTTCCATCCGGCTTCTCGTCGGAGGACTCACACGCATCCCACGCTTCTTTTGAGAGTGCGAGATCTTCCTTCTTTTCAGGCTTTGGACTCCACCATCCCAAGCGTTCGCGCGCGAACGTGTCGGGCGGCATCTGCTCCGCCTCGCCCTCGATGGTAGAGAGCATGATTCTCCTGCCGAGTGCCGGATTCGCGTCCGCCCACCGGCTTTTGTCCATGACGTCGCCGATTTCAGGGACGGAAAATTCAAACCACGCCGTCGATTTCGTCTTCCCGCTCATCGCGTTCTCACGAATACTCCTGAATACCGTTCCGGGAGCATTCGGATCCGGCGGTGTTCCAAGATAGATCACCTGCGGATTTCTGGACGCGGAGATTGCGGGAATAAACGATGCCTGTGCATCGATATCAAGCTCCTGTGCCTCGTCGAAGATCAAAAGATCTCCATGCTGGCCTCGTCCGCCGTTTCGCGTCCGTGCCAAAAATTTCACCCGCGCCCCGTTCGTCAGGATGATTTGCTCACGTCCAAGCGCGGTCTTGATCTCCTTGATGTATTTCCGCATCTGCGGAGAGTCAAAAAAAGACGCCATCTCCTCAAACGTCTCTGTCGCCGTCTTTTGGAGGTGCGCCGTATAGATCACTTGCTCGTTGTACAGGAGCATCCCTGTGTTCGCCCTGCCCTCCACAAGGCCGGTCTTCCCGTTTTGGCGCGGGATCGAACACCCGCACGTCCGACATACCCATTTTTGCGCCGGGGTCATCGCCATCCAGTCTGCCAGAGCGTCAGCCTGCCAAGGATCTAGAATAAGCCCTCCTGCGGCAAGCATTCGCTCTGCGTCCGCCCCATCTGTAATCCTGTAGTTTGGGCAGACTCTAACGGACGGCTCCTGCCTTCCCAGAAACGGCGCGCTCTTCGAGGATCTTCGCGACCGCGTCGTCGTTGCTGTTTGCCCCTTCAATTTCTTCGATCTCCTTTATCGTCTCGCGGTACTGCCGCGCGAGGGCCGGGAGCGTCTTGTCGTCTGAGTCGTTCATGGATCTGAATAGTCGCTCCTCCAGCTCTTTCAGCTTGTCCAGTCTCGTCATGGAAATCTCCCTGTGTGTAAATCGGCGCTGGACGGCGCGGTGGTCACCATGGGGCAGGGTGGGGGTGTCCCCCCTCTACCAGTCGCCGTCCTTGAGGAATGCCTTCCTGATCGGTTTTTCTTCCGCTCCCCCCGTGCCGGATACCCTTGCGCCCTTTTTTGCGTTGCAAATCCAATGCGCAGCTTGCAGGTTGCCCCAGTCCTCCGCTGCCGCGCGTGGTGTTTCATATCCGAATTGGTTGTGCTTGGAAATTGGTTTGATCTCGTCTATGACGAAACTCAACGGATGCTGCGCATCTGATGGTTCATCATAGTGGATTGGCCCAAGCCTACCCCCGCATATTCCGCAGGGGGCCGCCATTGCTTTGAACCGCGCCCTGTGCTTCCTGCGGAGGTTCCCGTTCTGACTCCGGGGGTTTGTTCCGTTTCGCATAACATCCCCCCGGTCATTTTTGTTGGATAGCGGCACCCACCCAGCCGTCGATGCTACCCTGACCCGACCGTCGCGCCGGAGGAGGAGCGGGGACGGTCGCATCCATATTTCTAACGGCAGAGCGACGCCATGCCCGAAGGGGAAGGAAAAGGCATGAGCTGTCTGAACGGTCGCCCTTTTACCGCGCTCAAAATGATAGAAAAGAGGCGCAGTCCTCCTCGGCTGCACCTCTCGATAGTAGCATTATATCACTTGTCAATAGGACATTACAGCCCCCGCTATCCAAGCGACGCGACAATCGAACGTTCCCGATCTGACAGGTTCCATCGTTCCTCCGCACCTCGTTCCGCCGCCGCGCGTTTGGCCGCAGCTCGTTCCTCCGCAGCTCGTTCCGACAACAAAAAGCCTCCTCCAAATATTGTCTTTCCTTTTTCCTTTTGCGCGTCAAGTGCCCAAATAAATGCCGCGTCCTTGTGCTCCACTCGGTACTCGACCCCGTATTGACACCACCTCATCGCAAGTGCAGCCGTAATGACGTAATCCGGGTATTCGTATTTTGGCGCCAATTTTCTCTGTGTTTTATCGTTCTTGTCGTTCTCCCGCTTGACGGCTTCGTATAGGCTCGGAACTGTCCGCAGGAGGCAGTCGTCGAGATTCGTGACGAAAGACGTGTTGACTCTTGCGCCGTTCTGGTATGTGATTCCGACTCCACACGCCAGGTAAGACACGGTCGGCCCGTCATTGACTGAGAACATTGTCAGGCCGGGACAGAAAAGGAAGAATTTGACTCCGCGTTTGACATAGAATTGCTTGATCTCTGCGAGAATCGAAAACGGCGGATTATCAACAACGACGCATCCTCCCGGGTATTCCTCTGCTTCGTAGTCTCCTCCGGGCCAGAACGGGCGGGCAAATTTTGAACGGTCGAGGCCGTATTCGTTCGCAACCCATTCCGCTACGGCGTTATATACGTTTTCCGGCGTGTAGCAGTCGTCTGTCGTCAGCTTCGGCTTGAACTTATCGACAAAAGCGTCATACTCCGGCGAATCGTCGAAAAGCGTCATTTGTTCTTCTCTCATTCTTCCCCCCACTCGTCTTGCAGGATGGTCGCCACCTGCTCCAGTCCCCGCGCAAGGAGCCGCCGCGTGTGTTTGTAGCTGTAGTGTGCTTCCACGGCGGTCTGCTCCACCGTCATACAGTCGATGTACCGCAGCCGCAGGACTGTCCGAAGCCGTCCGTCCGGGATTTTTCCGATCACTTCCAGCGTCTCACTCTGAATCTCAAACAGGCGGTTGACCTGTGCCTCGATCTCGGCTGTCAGAGCCGCGAGGCCGTCGAATTTGTGCGGATCTTTGCTTGCCTTGACGGAGACTCCGTCCGTGGCTTGTGTGATCTGCGTCAGCTTCGCCCGCGCATTCCTCGCGGTGCGTTCGAGCTGGTCAATTTCCCGCTGTGCGTTCCGGGCGCGGAACAGCCACGACCGGGCCTCATTGATCCTGTCCATCATCGACCCCCACGAACTTCCTTCGCCGTCCGTCCTCGCAGTAGGTCAGCGGCAGCTTCTTTCTCCGCTCCGCCTCCGGCTTGAAAAACCCGCATCGGAGACATACGGAGCGGAATTCCTGCGCCTTGGTGCAGTCTGCTGTCAGCAAGCATTGATCATGGACTCCCTTTGCTTTGGCAGGAATCTTCACTTGTCTCCCTCCTTCGCTGCTGTGAGAACGCACACCGTCGCGATCCCGACGAGTACGCCAGCGATGAACGAGATGACAGATGCCATTGTGTTGCCCCCCTTTCGGATTCTGATGACCGGGAGCTTTTTCAAATAATCGGCATAATAGGCCATGCCCGCTGTGATGCCATCGATCTGATCAGGATCGACAACGATTTCGGTATCGAAGTTCAGGGCCTTCTCCCGGTTGATGTACTCAGCCATTGTCGATCCTCCTTGTATGCCTCCTCCACTTTTCGGATGATCTCTCCGCAGTAGGCGTTTCTGGTCAGCTCACAGAACCGCCCCACGGTCATTGTGTCGTTGTCGATGTCGATGCCATGAGCATTGGCAAACTGTTTCCGGCCCATTTCGCAGGAGCCGGTCAGGCGGTGATGCCATTCGTAGAGGTCGCGGCACGGATACTCGATGCCCAGTTTGTGCTCCGCGAGGAAAGCGTCGATGCGCTCATCCTCCGGCATGTCCTCGAATAACTTATCCCGCAGGGCGGACATCGCCTCTCGGAGTGTTATGCCGTGAGCAAACTTGTCGTCCTGCTTGACGATGTAGCAAGGCTTCAGCTCCAGATCGGAGTAGAGGATCGCGCCTCTCGCGATATTCCCATGCACGGCGCGGATGATCGTCAGAACGCCGTCGACGTTTTGTACATCCTCACAGCAGAAACTTTTTACACCGGAGCCGTCGCCGTAGCCTGAGCCTGAGCCGTAGCCTGAGCCGTAGCCGTAGCCTGAGCCGTCGCCGGAGCCTGAGCCTGAGCCTGAGCCGTAGCCTGAGCCTGAGCCGTAGCCTGAGCCTGAGCCTGAGCCTGCGCCGTCGCCGTCGCCGTAGCCTGAGCCTGAGCCGTCGCCGTCGCCGTAGCCTGAGCCGACCGACAGAAACGCCTTGACCTTGTCCGTCAGGCTTTCCATTCCGGCACCCCCAGAATGCAGGCAGCAGCCTTATCCGTGCATTGGGTGATCTCGATCACGCCCAGCACCGTCATTTCAGGCACGGTCACGGTAAATTTGCAGTTTCTTGGGCGTTTGACACCCTCGGCCGCCATCTGCGACAGGCTTGCAGCCCCGTCCCAGTACCACAGCCGACGGACGTCTGTCAGCGTCGCCTCGCTGCCGTCCCGCTCCTTGATGTGTCCGAAAAACACGCCCGCCCGGTCACACCGGATGATGTACCACTTGTTGTCCATTTGTTGTTCCTCCTTCAAATTTCTTTAATTTTTACCCCATGCACAAACAGCATGAGCTTCCGCTTGATGATGTATTCCTTTGTTCGGACGCCCTTCACGTCCTCGACGATCTCCGCGCCGTCCTGCGTGTAAGCGAAGTCCGCGACGTAGACGCACGGCTGTTCGATGAGTTTTCCGTCGATCCTCTGCGCCGGGATCAAAACGAATCTGGGCTGGCGGCGCAGGTTCTTGATCTTTCCGGCTCTGGAAAGAAGCACCAGCTCGTCCCACCGTGCGGCCTCTTTCCTGCTGTCGAATGTCACCGTCTTTCCGTCGATGATCCGCGTCTCTTTTTGGTTTCCGTATTTTGGCTGATGCTGATGCTGTACGCTCGCCTTTCGGATGATTTGCCTCTGTGCCTCCGGGCCGAGCCGGTTGAGATCAATCATTCGGTGTCCTCCAAATCCATCCTCGCGCCGCAGTGCGGGCAATAGTCAAAGCGTTCGGTGCAGTTATCCAAAACGCTGAAACATTCCTCACAGGAAGAGCAAACGATATGGTCATCGGCATAAGCGTTCGGATATTTCAGGCACTCTGGGAAACCAACCCACCGTCCGTGCTTGCGCGAGTCTATCACTCCGTCGTGATATCCCTTCTCATACTGATCCCGGTCATAAGCGAGAGCGCGAATCAGTTCTTCCTTGTCCACCATTGGGGCGACGGACTTTGCGGCCTGGAAAATGGTTTCATCCACTTTCTGCTGCAGTTTCAAGGCTGTATCGCTGATCAGCAGACTGATCGGTGATGTGTACATGTCATTCCTCCATGGTCGCGCCGCAGTTTGGGCAGAAATTTCGGTTCGTATACGGCATATCATATCCGCATTCTGAGCATCTGATCGACCAACAGTTTTTAATCCACTTCCCCCGCACCACAGGCCGCAAATCAGCGGCGGGAAGAGCTTCTATTGCTGCTTCGCAATCCATGTATGCTTTATTCTTTTCGTGCCACTTATCAACGTTCAACTTGACAAGAGGCATAGACGGATAAAGACTCTTTATCGTTTCGATTGCCGCCTCGCGCGAGATGTAGTCATCCATCGTCAGTCCTCCTTGTCTGCCGGGATGATGGTGGGAGCATCGATCTTCCTCCCAAGCATTGCCCCGACGAGCGCGCCGTTGATCCTCATTGCCTCCTCCGGCGTGAAGCCTTCCTTCTCCAACGCCGCACGGAACCGCTCAAAGTTGATCCGGCTCGCCTCCGGCTCCTGCGGCGCGTCCATCAGCGCATCGACGGCCTTGTCGTAGGCGTAGAAATCGCGCCAGTAGACGCTTTTCTGCTGCGGGAAGTCCTCGTCGAAGGCTTCTGCGGCCTTCCGGGAAAGATCCCGGAGCCGCGTCAAATACTCAATCGCCGCTCGCATTCTCGTCGAGCCTCCGTTTGACATCATCAATGAAGCGACGGATTCCGCTGATTGCCGAGACGGTGCTTGCCGGGTGCGTCTCGTCCTGACAGTCCGCAAAGATGATGTCGCGGACTGTATCGAAGAACACGTCTTGCAGGAGCCTCATGATTTCCTGCTTGTCATAGAATTCGTGTGCCATTTTGTTTTTCCTCCTTCGGTTTTTGTTTGCCGAACCGCAGAAAGGCGGTTCGTGCGATTTCGTTGTAGCTGGAGTTCAGCGGGTACGGCTCTTTCAGCTCGCTCGCGGACTTGCACCGCCCGATATCCTTGAGCCGCGCCCTGATTTCGTGTTCATCCATCCTGCATCAGCCTCTCTACTGCGGCGCGCTCATATTCCCCGAGCGTTCCGTTGTGCGGCTGCGCCCGGTATCCGGGTTTCCCCGCAGGCTTCTTGTCGCGCTGCTCCCAAGTCCTGACAGCGGCTTTCCAGTCCTTCATCGGCTCCCGCCCGACCTTCCACCCCTTGGAAGCGTAGAAGTCGACAAACTGGGCAGGATCAACAGCGTTCCCGCGTTCCCGGCAGTATTCCGCCACTTCCTCCACGCTGGGCGGCGCGAAGCGCGTCCTACCTGTTCCGATAGGAACTGGTATATTGATTTTGGTTTCTATTTCTGTTTCTATTTCTTTATTGTTGGTTTCGTTGACTTCCGTTGCGCCTCGTTGGCTCTCGTTGACATCCGTTGACATTCGTTTGTCTGCGCTTGCCTTTCCCGCTTTGCGTCTTTGCTCGACGATCAATTCATAGCTTTCCTTGAACCGATCTTCCTGCATCATGACGCGCGCGGCATAGAATCGCTCATTCCCGGAGAGCTTGATCGGCTTTCCATCCCTGCTGTATTCCATCAGGGCGATGCACAACCGACCTACCTCTGCCTCTTTGAGTTCCTTCCACTCCTCAAGATAGTCATAGAGAAGTGCGGCATAATTCCGCGCCATTTACTTGTAAGACCTCCCGAATAGTTTCATAAATTCTTCCCGGCTCCTGCCGGTTGCCTCAAACGCCTCCTGACATTCCAGTTTGACGCGGTCGTCGAGCTTCTTATTGAAGTGGATCCCCGCGTTGCTCATGTTGTGGTGATCCGCACAGAGCCAGATCCAGCAGCCCTCGCGGTCGCTGATCTCTCTCTCCTCCCGTTTCCTCCGTAGATGTGGTGTTTGTGGAGGTTCAGCGTCGTGCCGCAGACGTAGCAGCACCGAAACCTACTAAGAATCGACTGCATGACCCCACTCCCTTCCGATCTGGTTCTCGATCAGACGCATCTGGAGCTTGATGCTGTTGATGGCCTCCTGATTCGCCTTGTAGACGCCCTCCGCGATGTCGCGCTTGAATCGTGCCTCCGCGACCGACGGAATGCCGTAGCAGACCTTGTCGATCATGCCGATCGCCATGCCGTCATCGCGGAGCTTGAGGCACTCGACGCGGAGGAGCATCTTGTAGTCCTTTTCGGCCTGTGCGTAGTCCGTGCTTGACCTTCTGAGCTGTCTGACGGATGCGTCGAGCTGCCGGGTCTTCGACATCAGCTCGGAATACAGGTCGTCGTTCAAAAGGACACCTCGAAGTTGTCGGGCAGATGATCAAGCTCCTGCGGTTCGCTTTTCTTGGATCCGGCGAAGTATGCCCTGTCCGCGACGACCTCCGCGCTCCTGCGCTTGGCTCCGGCCTTGTCCGTCCACTCTCTGATCTGAAGCCGTCCGGAGACGATAATCATGCGACCCTTGGAAAAGTAATCGTGGACGAATTCGGCGGTCTTTCTGAAAGCGACGATGTCGACGAAGTCCGTTCCACGCTCGGCTCCTGCCGCTACATAGTCCCGATCACAGGCAATCGAGAAGGAGACGGTGCTTACGCCGTTCTGCGTCTGCCGGAGTTCCGGGTCGCGCGTCAGGCGGCCCATGATGATGATGTGATTTAACATAAAGCCTCCATGTAATTTTCAATGATTTCCCGCGCCAGTTCCTCGTTGACCGGGATCTCCGTCAATGTTTTTACCGTCCCCCGCAGATGCAGGGCATAGAGCCTGTCCCACCTCACGCCGTAGGTCTGTTCAAAGCCGATCCTGTACAGATTGAGCTGCGCTTCGAGCCGGTCTTTGACGAGTCTCGCGGTGGTTTTAATGTCCGCACCGCATTTATACCCGTCCATCTCAAGGACAAGGTCGGTTGTTCCTGCCGCGACAGGTTCACCGTCGGTGAAGATGATGACCGGCATCTCGTTTCCCATGACGCGGAAGCCGTAGACCTCTTGCAGGGCCTTGAAGCCGGAAATCTCCGGGATATATGCCTCCCACCCTGTGCGGCAGAACCGCTCAATCGCCGCGTGGATCTGCGTCCCGCGCTCCGCAGCCGCCCGAAGCACATCAGGGCGGACGCGGCTGTAGGTCTCCGGGAACTCCTTCTCAAGTAGCGTCGTCACCGACGGAACCACGACGCCGTCCACGGCGTAGGTGTGGGATTCTGGATCAAACTCCAGACATCTGCCTGACAGAGTGATAGCCTCAACCATTGGCTTTTAGTTTTCCGATCAGCTCGGAGGCCTTGGACATCGGAAGATCCTCAATTTTGAAGATGCCGTTCAGCTTCAGGAGCTTGTCGAGGTTGTCACCGGTGTAGATCTTGGACAGGATCTCGACCTGCTTTGGGGTTGCCTTGCGCGTGACCTTGTTGTTCATCTCCGCGTCGGGACTCTCCGTCTCAGGATCGTCGCCAGTCGCCACAAGGAATGTGTCCGCCAAGAAATACTTGAGCGCGCCGGTGTATGCCTTGTATCCGGCCTTGTCGCCCTTGTCCATGCCCTCGCCTGTGATCTCCGTTTCTTCCCAAAATCCTGTCTCCGCGTCCGTCAGGGAAAAACGCAGGTGCGGCATTCTGCCGTTGGCCTGTTTCTCCGATCCCTCGAAGGTATCATAGGACAGTTCCGTGAAGGCCAGTTCCAAGCCGTAGACCGGGAGAAGTTCCGTGAACAGCATCTTGTACTGCGCCTCGGAGAAGTATTTGTATCTGTCGAAGGTGTTGTTCCCTTCACGCTTGAGGACTCCCTTCTCCTTTAGGGCAAGCCGGAGGCCGTTCTTCTTCTTTTGGAGCTTCGCGTTCAACTCCATGTATTTGTCCGCGCCCAACGCGGTGAATAGCGTTTGATTCATATTTCCTCCTCTACATCCACCGCGTCGATCTCACGGGTGCAGCAGTCGCAGCCGATGATCTCGCCGAGGTAGTTGATGATGAATTTCTGAGCCTCGTCTCCGCACACCGGGCAGCGTGGGAGGGGGCTTTCCTGCAAATCGTTCATTTATTTCCCCTCCCTACGATGCCGCCGCGTCAAAAGTCATCTGATCGATGGCATTGAACACAGGGGCAAGCTGTTTGAGCTGACTGTACTTCTTGCGAATCGCTTGAAGCTCAAGCATCGCGGTTTTGAGCAGTTTCGCCGTATCGTCTTCGGACTTCAGGATCAAATCGATGCGCTTGTACTCAGGCTCGGCGCGGTCGATATTGAAGAACGCGCGGACAGGTGCCTGTTCTTCCTCCACCTTGATGATGCACCGGATGATGTATCGCGCCTGATCCTCCCTGTACCGCTCCGCCGCGACGGTGTCATTCCACTCAAAGTCTCTGTGGAGCGGAGCATCCGGCGGTCTGCTCATGTCGACGAGTGCTTTCGCCGTCAGGTTATCGTTCGCCGCGAGTTCTGCACAGATCTCTCCTGCGGTCTGCGGGTCTGATTTCAGACGGCTTCCGGGTTTGAATTTGTAGACCATGTTTATCCCCTTTCTTTTTTAGAGTCCTGCCGCGCCTCGCCCTGCCGCGCCTCGCCCTGCCGCGCCATGCCTTGCCAGTCCTTGCCATGCCTTGCCTCGCCTTGCCTGCCACTCAAAGCCACGCCCTGCCGCACCGCGCCCTGCCAAGACTCGCCACGCCTGCCCTGCCTTGCCCAGCCTGCCGCGTCTTACGTTGTGGACGCGACGTGGAACCTCCCGCAGACTCCGTCCTTCTCCGGCCTCCACTCGCCGATTCCGCAGACATATCCGCCAGCGTTCAGCGCATTGACGATAGCGTCGAGGGCGAAGTCGGAGGATGCGTTATAAGAGATCGGAAGATCAATGTACCAGTTGGCGAACTGCCCTCTGTACCGAATATCCGCAGTCCCCATTCCGACGCGTACCATGTCCTCACGCATCTCCGGGCGCGATTCGGATTTGATTTCTACAAGGCCGTCAGACCCGGTTTCGATGAAGAACGCGCCGCGAAGACCCATCTGGTTCTTTACCCACCCGAGTCTGTACGCAGCAGCCTGTGCGGTCTGCTTGATTGCCCCGACCGGGAACCCGAAGCGCGCGCCGGAATCGACCGCAGCGTCAAACGCGTCCATAATCTCCTGTTCGGATGCGTCCTCCGGGTATTCAGGCTTTCCGCTGATCCAGTAGAAGGACTGGACGAAGTCATCAGCAGGATTCTTGGCCTCTTTCTTCTTGCCCTTCGATTTGCCCTGCTGGGCCTCAAGCATCATGCGCTTTGCCTTCTCGCTCCACGCATGGACGATCAGCGGGGAGTCGCCGACGATGCGGATTGTGGTTTTCTTGATGTCAAGGGGTCTAATCGTGATCGTTTCGTTGTTAGCCATGTCTTTTTTCTCCTTCGTTTTTGAAATTTTAGTTTTTATTTGAATTTCTTGCGGGAAGCCTTTTCCCGCAGTCTTTGGATGATGTACTCCGGGTCGACATCCGTCATTGCCGGGAGCAGATGGTTCGTCCGCAGGAACGCTTCGCACTCCTTGATCGTGCCGCGCGCCTTCCATCGCGCGTCCTCGGCCTTGAAGTAAATCGCCGCGTCGAACGGTTCAAGGCTCATGAGGCGGTTTGCCCGCTCCTCCGTCCTGAGTGCGCGGATGTAGTCCCGCGCTGTCACCGTCAGAATCAGGATCGCCAGTTTCTCCTCCGGCGTGGTTGAGTGCGTTCGCACAACACGTCCATCCATGCTTCATTCCTCCGCGATGGTGTAGAGGCCGTATTTCTTGGGGCTTCCGTCCGCACCACGGTAATAGACCATGGTGCAGATGATCTTATGCCCTGCGTCCTTGAGATCCTTGATCCGGCGGGGCAGGTGTACGATGGGAGGATTCAGCCGTGCGGCCTCCAGCGAGGTGAGCGGGCCGCCCTTGAGCAGGGCGAGGACTCGCGCGCATTGGCTCTCCATCACATCAGCCCCCACAGCCGGAATGCCGCGCTCATCAGAGCCAAGCCTCCGCAGATCAGGCCGATCATGATCACCGTTCCGGCGATCATCAAGGCCGCGAATTGTCTGTTTGTCATGATGTTCCTCCTCTTTATCGGTACGGTATCATCGCCATAAACTTCTCTCGCGGGATTTGCAGATACCGACCAAGCCGAATTGCCAGCTCCATATTGTGGATTGGATTTTTCAGTAGCTTGTAGACTGTCGGCCTTGATACGCCGAGCAGTTCTGCCATCTTCGCCTTGCTCACCCGTTGCGTGTCCGCCTCGCCGGACAGCAGAACAGCGAGGTCATTGTGAGTCTGTTTCAGTCTCGGCATGGCGTTCCTCCCGGAGCAGGAAATCAACCGTCACGCCGAAGAAGTCCGCGACCTTGGCAAGCCGCTCCACCGTGGGACTCGATGTTTCCCACTTGGAAATCGTACTGTTGCCAAATCCGAGGGATTTCTCCAATGCGTTGAAGCTGATCTTCCGCTCCTTGCATAGAGCTTCAATGTTTTTTACGATCATCTTTTTCCTCCTTCTTGACAAAGATACGAAAATATTCTAAAATAGTGTTGCCGACACATTCAGATATTTTCGCCGCAGGGTTTCGCTCTGGGGTTGTGTTTGCTATACCCTGTCCACATCTTCTATTATACGATTCTTTTCGTAATTGTCAAGAGGAAAATACGAAAACTTTCACATTTTTCAGGAGGCACACCATGACGATACTCGACAACATCGACGCGATTCTTGCGGAACTCAAAATGTCACGGTCTGCCCTTGAGAGAAAGGCCGGGATCGGCAGACAAAGCGTGGAGAAGTGGGACAAGAGCATACCGCGCCTTGACATGATCCTGCGCGTCGCGGAGGTCTTAGGCGTACCGCTTTCCCGCCTGTTGAAGGGGACAGAGCTACAAACAGAAAAAGCCGCCGCCCCGGAGGGCGACGGCAACGCGGATGATGTTATTCTTCGGTTCCTTCGGTCGCTCCCGAAGGAGCGGCTTCGCGGGATCCTTCTCGCGTTAGAAGCTCCAGAAGAAGTTCTCGCCGCTCTGGATCACGAAGAACCTCGCGGATAAATCGGTCAATTACAGTCCAGTCCATTTCATTCTCTCCCTTCGTTCGGTTCCGTGTTCGACTGTGACTGTATGATACTGGAAGATATGTCCGATATAGCGGACTTATCGAATAAATGTTCGATATAGGAGGAAGAAAAAATGGCAAAGAAAAAAATCGTCAAGGGCCTGTCCTTCTCGTGGAAGCGCGCCCTCGGCATCACCTCGGCAAAGCGCAAGATCGCCAAGGCCACCGGCATCCCAACATCAAAGGCCGGTCGCAGGAATAAGCTGGCGCGGCTGCTGGGAATCAAATGATGAAAGTCCCGGAGCCGAAAAAACTGCCGTCCGGGACGTGGTTCATCCATCTGCGTCTCGGCGGCGAGAATATCCCCGTCTCGTCTACATCAAAGGCAGAATGCGTGAACAAGGCGCGCATGATAAAAGCGGAATACAAGGCCGGAGCGAGAGAGGCCAAAAGCAAGGAGATACGCACCGTGCGGCAGATCTGCGAGGCGTACATTGATACGCGCCGGAAGAAGCTGCGCTCCCCGGCGACGATCCGGGGATATGACAAAATCGTGCGGACGCGCTTTCAGGCGATCATGGACAAGCCAGCCGCCTCAATCAAGAATTGGGAAAAGGTGGTCGAGGACGAGCTGACGGCAAAGATCGCGCCACGGAAAAAGCCGAAGCCGGGAGAGCCGGAGCCGGAGAAGAAAACCGTCTCGCGGAAAACCGTGAAGAATGCGTGGGGTTTTCTCGCGTCTGCGCTTCGCGCCGCAAAAATCAGCGTCCCAGAGATCGAAATTGACGATTCCGCCCACGCAGACCGGCCATGGCTGGACTATGAGCAGATCCTCGCGTTTTTGGACATCATCAAAGGCGAGCCGTGCGAGTTGGGTGCGCTGCTTGCGCTCCATGCGCTCAGACGCTCGGAATTGTACGCGCTCAGATGGTCGGACATTGATCTACGGCGCGAGGTAATGCACATCCGGGGAGCCGTCGTCCACGACGAGCATGGAAGCCTCGTCCGCAAAGCAGAGAACAAGACCAAGGACAGCCGCCGGGATGTGCCGATACTGATTCCCCGTTTGACGGAGCTGCTGAAAAGCACGGAGCCGACCAACGGCCCGCTCGTTGAGGGCAGCGTCAACACCCTCTACAACCGCATCCGGCGCGTGTGCGAGAAAAACGGATTCCCAAATCCCGGCGTCCACGGCCTCCGGCACAGCTTCGCATCGCTGGCCTATCACGTCGGAATGGGTGAGCTGGAAACGATGGAGCTGGGCGGGTGGAGCGACCCCGGAACCATGCGCAAGATCTACCGCCATCTTGCCGCGCAGGATAAAAACGCAGCCGCCCAAAAAATGGCGGCATTTTATGCCGCAGCGAAAAATGCAAACGAAAATGCAAACGGCTCAAAAAAGTCTTGATTTTTCAGGCGATTTACGCCACGGGCAGGGGGTTCGAATCCCTCATCCCCTGCCAAAAACGAGAAGTCCCGTAGTCATTGAGACTACGGGACTTTCTTTGTGTTTACAAGCATTTCCGGGTTTTCGCGTGTAAAGATTTCTTTCCATCTGTAAACGGCCTTTTTCTTTTCGTTTGCAAAATTTGACTTCAAAATGCAAATGAAAATGCAAATGGGATCGGCTTACTCCGCCATGTCTATGCCTAAAATGTCAAGCATTTTTTTCAAAAAAATAAAAAATTTTCTCCCCGCGCCGAAGCACGGGGAGAAAATCACATCTGCACAAGTATTTGCTTTTTCCTGCCGCAGAGCGTCATGATCTGCGGCGCGTTGGAGGACGGGAGGAGCTGCTTCTGCATTGCGTAGCCGCCATAGCGGAGCCATGAGGTGCAGGAGACAACCTTGAACGGCCTCATG